ATTAGAAAGTATATACGCTCTTATTGGAGTTCAAATAATTCCCGATAACGAAGATAAAAACTAAACACCATGCCACTAAACCAATTAGCCATTATAGTTATTACAATATGCTTTCAGTTTCTTTTATCATGGTTATTTGCTATGGTATATAGAAGGGTTGTGGGATATAAGGCGGACAATTACGATAAGGTGGATTTCTTTGTGAACACCAACGCTGCGCTATCCTTTGTATCTGTTATTATATCTGTTGTTCTTTACTTTTTTAAAATTATTAAATGAAAAATTTAATTAGTTTACTTCTTTATTTAATCGTTATTTTAATCTATCTTATAGTAGATAAGTTTCCTCCATTGTTTATATGGCTTGCTTGGACAGTTGGATATTTTAAAAACGATATTTACTCTTTATTTAATGATAAAAACAACCCGTAATGACCCCTATAATATCCCTATTCATTATATCCATTGCTATTGCTGTTGCACAAAATTTTGAAGTAAAAACACTTTACGTTGATAACGATGGAAGATTGTATAGAGAGTGAATTTGCCTTATCTTTGAAACCATAAAACCACCGCAATGAGTTCACTGCACCTAAGAATAAGAAAGTCAGATAATGAGATAACAGAAAAATCTTCCCACCACATAAAAGTAGATGATACAGGTAATGATTTTTACTGCTTACCTATATGGTTAAAGAGGGTTGGAGAGGGTGTGTTTGCTGAACTATTCTACGAAGACATACCGGAACAAGTAAAGAAACAAATTGATAAAACTGAAAAAATATACTGATGAAAAGAAGCCATTTTTTTAAGTCATTCCTTACGCTTATTGCAGCACCTTCTATATTGGGCAAAATAAATATAAATGACAATTGTCTATTTAAGAAAGAAAATATACAAAAAAGGATTGATGAAATGAATTATCAAGTAGGTCACGACCCTTTTAAAGACGCTCCAGATTGGGCTAAAAAAGCAGTTGTATATGAGAAAGGGGAAGTGCAGCAATTTTATTATCGACAAAGAGTTATATCGGTATATCATAGTGGAATATTTGAAGTAAATAAACCATAAAACCACCAACCAATGAGTAAACAACTAAAGTACGGACTTTCATTTGCGGAATTATGTGACAGGGCGCAAATAGTAACATTAAAGGTCATTGCATCTAAAGAAAGGAATGAAGCATTTGAAAAGGAATTGGATGATATATACCACGATATTCAAATACACTTAGATGAAATACCAATGACTGCTGAAATGCTACGTGGTTTTACGGTACTCAATCTCGTTAACCAATTCATATTCTCCAACGAAACCTTTGTAAGAGATGTAGATGATAACGGCGGAGTGGAAGATTCAGTGTTGCTATCAAAACTGCAAGAATCGCATAGGGCAAACTCGTTAAGGGCTTCTGCTAAAAAACACATACAAATACAAAGAGGTAGTCGGGTGGACTTAAAACTCAATTACGGCAAAAGTTCAAATTTTTGGAACATAACATTTTAAAATAAAAAACATGGACACAGGATATATCATAGCATTGATTGTATTATCAGTAATAGCTATTTTGCCAATTATAATAGATGCTATTTCGGATAATGATAGTACAGATATTTATGGGTATTAAAATTTAAAAAAAAACTCAAAAATGAAAAGAATAATCCCTCTACTTATTGTTATTGCTTCTTGCTGCATATCTTGTACTAAAGAGGATAAGTATTGCTGGTATTGTACTTTTGGTACTACAAATGGAGTTAGTCGTAACCCTGAAACAGTATGCCAACCTGAAATGCCCATATTTACCGATAGTTTAGGAAATAATTTAAATCAAAATTGCACTATAAAATGACTGAAAGGAAGCTGACTATTATTACGATGGGGGCAGGTAATCCCAAAGCATTAAGAAAGACACTCGAATCATTTAAGGACGTTGCCGATGAAGTAGTTTATGGAGATTTGCTTATTTGGGAAGAAGACCGGCAAGAAATAAATGCCATGAGGGATGAGTTTAAAATGAACATACAAAGGCTACCATTCAATTATATTTTCCAAATGGGCTTTTCAAGCGTGTTGAACTATCTTATATCAAACTCTAAAAATGATATGGTTCTTTATACCAATACGGGGGAGTATATCTACGATAATTACGGCATAAATAGTATCATAAGTGACAATCCCGATTGCAATAGTTTTTACTTCAAGCATCATACAGAATTGCACAGGTGGTTTAGGTGTTTTGACAGGAGAGATATTCAATGGTCGGGGAGATTGCACGAAGAACCAAGAGGCGATGAAAGACCTTTCCACAAGCCTATTTACTGCATGGCAGATTTTGAGAAGGATTTAGATAACCCATTTAAAGCTGCGGTTCTTAATTCAGTTAAAGAAATGGTTTATTGGAATCAGCTTATCAAAATAGTTGACAACCCAAAACTAAAGGAAGCCACCAATGACCATTGGGTAAACTTTGCAAAAGAACAATACCAAAGTATGAAAGAGAGGCTTGATAAAAAAGGTAAGCAGTATGAGGCATTTAAAACAGGCAACTTCCAAATGTTTATTGATGATATTTGCACGAGTAACTATTTCAACGAAACAAAATTTGAATCAGTAGAAGGGATGAATTTTCAAGGAGCAAGAAAAGATATACTATGAAGATAGCAATACTAATCCCCCATTATAAAAATGGGCAAATAACGGCTCATGCAATATCAAAACTACTTGAGTTTAAAGGTAAGCATGAGATAGAGATAATGGTAGTAGATAATAATTCAGGAGATGGTAGCACTGTTTATTTAAAGCCATTTGTGAATGACATTAAGTATCAGGCTTACCCCAAAGACAAGTTACAATCACATGGCATATCCTTTGACTTTATTTTACCGTATGTAAAAACAGATTATTTTATCACCATAGAATCTGACAGTTACCCAACTAATGATACATGGCTTGATTATATAGAAAATCTTATCAATGACGGATATGATAGCGGTGGTTCTTTACTCAATCTTTCAGGAGGGCAATACCAACATCCGTGTGGGGCATTTTATTCTAAAAAAGTTTGGCAAGAAGCAAAGCGATACTGCAATGAAGTAGAATACGCATACTTCCCAAATATGTACACGGCAGAAGGGTTTGATTGCCATACGATGCTGCATAAAAGCATCGTTGAAAAAGTAATTGAATCTCCATACGATTATTTAGAATTGGCAGATGGGTACAAAGGTTTAAGCAGACAAGGTTTTGTAGAGAGGTTAATGTATTATTCTCCTACGGTTGCTCCCTTTCATAATGGCATGGGAAAGCTAAATGAATCAGTAAAAACTTACGGACAAAGATGTGTAGCAACAGAAGTGCCAAATGTACTGTTATCAGACAAACCTAAGATTTTAAGACGCATAGGCTACGAGCCGGGGCAATGGCTAACCTATTTTATGCTTGCTAAAGAAAAGAAAGTATTTCATATCCCAACAGAAATAAAGTGGGTAAATGACAGGCAGTTTCAGCAACAGGAATATACTAAAATGGAGAATGGATTTACTCATATATGGGCAGGAAGTTCTTATCTTGATATGAAAGATACCGAAATGAATGATGTTTATGAATTTAAGAAAAACCAAATAGAAGAATTATATAATTCATTACCAGCAAATCAAAAAGTAAAAATATGAGCATTTTAACATCAATGGTTCATTGCGGCAATACAGGCGACACCATAGCAGCACTTCCATCTATTCGTCAGTATTACAGAAAGACTGGCATTAAGCCTACTTTATATTTAGTTAAAGACCATCCGGCAGAGTATTATGAAGGCGCAGTTCATCCCGTAAAAGATGAAGAAGGTAAATACGTTTCTCTTAATGCCGATATGATTAATAAACTAATCCCATTGCTAAAATTGCAGCCATACATAGGGGAAGTAAAAATGCTTGAGATTGGCGACATAGTTTTTGCTCAACAATACGCTGAAACAACAGATGGGCAAAGGCATATCAATCTTAGCTTTATTCGTGATACTTTTTGTAATATTCCATACGGGGATATAAGGCGATGGTACTTTATGATTTACCCTGACTTTACTTGTGATTTATCAGAACAGTATATTGACATACCGAATGCAGATAAAGATTGGGCAAGAGGGAAGGTAATTATTTGCAGAACTGACAGGTACACCAATCCTCAACTTGATTATTCGTTTTTAAAAGAGTATGAAGATAGTTTAGTATTTGCAGGGACAGTTAGAGAGTATAACAACTTCTGCATGAACTTTGATTTAGAGATACCTAAACTGCATGATACTAACTTTCTTGAATTGGCGCAGGCATTGAAGCAATCCAATGGTTTAATATCGAACCAAACAATGATATTTCAAATTGCAGAGGGGCTTAAAATACCGAGGGCTGTTGAAATATGCAGTTATGCCCCAAATGTAATACCTACCGGAGAAAATGCCTATGACTTCCTTGCTCAAGGGGCTTTAGAAGTTCACTTTCATACAATGAACGGCACATACGATAAATACGTTGCAGGTATTATGGCAAAAAAAGATGCTGGCTTATTGCCAGCACCGGAAAAATTTGAACCAAATAAAATTAGCCAATAGCTGAAATTACTGTAGCGTAGGTAGAACTTACATAGTATTTGTCACCAGTAGCAAGTTCCGTAACTAATGTATATACGTTAACTCCTGTACTCAAACTCCTTGTTGGAGAATTGGTAATGTCTGTAACTGATACGCCGGTAGTTGGTAGCGCAATTTGCTGTGCAGCACCTACTGTAATTGGAGGCTTCTGATTAATCTGATAAGGGATGATTGAAAATACGTTTGCCATTTTTTGTAAATTTTATTATTAATAATAGGTAAAGGTTAATATTTATTTTGTCATTTCTTTCAAAAGAGTATCTTTGTTATATCTAAAAGGCATACTTAATTTATAATGAGAAGATTTGTAATGACATTATCGTTTGGACTTTATAATAAAGTTCTTCAATATAAGAACGATAATGACTTCCCTTCTATTAGAGCCACAATAAGGTATATACTCACAGAATTTTTTAAAAATAAAACAACATGACTAAAACGGTATTGTACGGTAAGGAATCAAGAGATAAGTTATTGATTGGAATAAAAGCTATTGTAAATGCGGTAAAAGTGACAATGGGTGCAGCAGGTAAGTGTGTTCTGATTGGAGAGATGGTTTACCATGAAGGATGGCAAGTACCATTGCCTACTAAAGTTACGAAAGACGGGTGGACAGTCACAAAGCACTTTGAATTAAGCGATGCCGTAGAAAATAGGGGTGCAATGCTTATTAAAGAAGCGGCAAGCAAGACAGTAGAAGAAGCAGGAGATGCGACTACCTGTACTTGCGTATTGGCTGGAAGCCTAATTGAAGAAGGTATGAAATTGATTGAAGGCGGCGCAAACTCCCAAGAATTAAAAAAAGGCATGGACGCAGCACTTGAATATGTGGTGAGCGAACTAACCAAAATGTCAACTCCGGTAAAAGGGGATATTGAACGAATAAGGCAAATTGCAACCGTTTCAGCTAACAATGATAAAGTAATTGGTGATTTGATAGCAGAAGCATTTGCAGAAATTGGGGATGAAGGTGTTATTGATGTAGAAGAAAGCAAAGGACTTAAAACTGAAATTAAAATAACCGATGGCTATAAATTTGATCGTGGGTGGATTAGCCAGCTATTTGTAACAAACAGGGCAAAAGATATTTGTGAATTTGAAAATCCATTGATACTTCTTTATCAAAATAGAATTAACCACCATACACAATTAGAAGCAGCTATTCAAATTTCTTTACAAAGACAAAGACCATTGTTGGTTATTGCAGAAGATTGCGTAGATGAAGGTTTGGCTTATTTAGCAGTAAATAATGCCCGTAAAAGCATTATAGTATGTGCTGTTAAGTCTCCTTTTGGTGGTGATAGAAACGAGCAGATGGAAGATATTGCACTACTTACAGGAGGTTCATATATCAGCGATATTCGTGGTATTGATATTAAAGAGGTAGAATTTGAACACTTCGGTACAGCGCAAAAAGTCGTTATTTCAAAAGGCGAAACGGTTATAATTAAGGGCAATAAAGACGAAGCTAAGTTTGAAGAATTTGTGAACGATTTGAGAATGAATTTAGCTCAAGCAAAAACAGAAGAAGAAAGAAGTCCAATAGAAAAAAGGATTGCAAGACTGACAGGTAAAGGGGCTATATTGAAAGTTGGCGCAGCTACAGAAACAGAATTAAATGAAAAATTGGACAGGGTTGATGATGCTGTAAGGGCAACCAAAGCGGCTATTGCAGAAGGGTTTGTTCCGGGCGGCGGCATAGCGTTCTTGAAAATACCATTGCCAATAGTAAAAGAGGATAATGATGGTGATATAATGAAAGGGTGGAATCTTATTTTTAGTTCTATTGAAGCACCATTTGTACAAATATGTGAAAATGCAGGAGTGCATAACAATGTTTATTTTAAGATGGTGGAAGACTTGAAAAAAGAGGTTGGGAATATTGGATATAATGTACTATCCGGTAAGAAAGAAGATATGATTTTAAGTGGGGTGATTGATTCAACGAAGGCTTTAAGTAGTGCATTAAGGAATGCCGTATCTGTAGCAGGTATGGTGCTTACATCCGAGGCTTCAATTATAACAATCAATTAAAATGGCAGAACCAAAAGCAACAAATACATACGTCTTTATAATTAGAGATGCTGTAGAAAAAAAGATGGGCGATTTGATTATACCTGACAAAGGGAGGGTAAAGCCACATAGAGGAAAGATATTCAGTATCGGAGGTAAAGTAACCGACCCCGATATAAAAAAAGGTAAGGGCAATATAGCATTGTTTCATGCAGGTATTGGGTTTGAAATAGAGGTTGATGGGGTTATTTATTTAGTACTTCAAGAATCGGAAGTCATTGGTGTGCTATGAAAGCAGTGAATAACCGCATACTTGTAAAGGTAAATATGGAGCAAAAGAACTCCATGTTAGTTGGTGGCATAATGCTTTCAACGGCTATGAAGTTTGAAACAAACTATAGAGAGAAGTCGCCAGTGTTGGCAGTCGTAATAGAAGGCGATTCAAGATTGCCAAAAGGAACGATAATTTGCTGCCACCATAATCATTTCTACTCTCCGTCCCCATATCAGTTAGAAAACAATCTATTTTCAATCCCTTTTAATAAAACCATTTTTGCCACAGTAACTAAAAATGGTAATCTGAATGCTATTTGCGGAAATGTATTAGGAGAAAGAGTTAAGAAAAACCATACGTTTCACGTGGAGCATCCTGATTTTTATGTTGACCGATTGTTAGTGAAAGACAAAGGATGGACTTCTTACAAAGAAGACAGCATCATTATTTGCAGACCTAATGCCCCTTACGATATTGTGTATAATTGGAATGGAGTAGAAAGACGGGTAACAAAGGTGTCAGAAGATATGATTTGTGGATATTTAAAATAATATATTAACTTTATTGCCAAATATGTTATAATGGCAGAAAACCAAGCGGCATTTAATGACCCCATCCTGAATAGATTTTTCCTTACACCGGAAGAAAAAGCCAGCAAAGAAAAAGGCAAAGCCATATTAAAGGCTATCTACGCCACCCAAACATCCAATGATGTAAGCCTCAATTATTTTAAAGCAAGGAACGCTAGGTGGATTATGTTGCTATTATGGAGTAAGGGCAGTCAGAATATAAATGAGTTTTTAGACTACATGAGTATTTCTGATGGAAATAAGGCGTGGGTTAATATTGACACAACTCAAACAAGAATAGCAGCACAATTTGTAGGTACGTTAGTAGAAAGCATGGCTAAGACAAAGACTTACCCAAGCGTAAATGCGGTTGATGACGGGTCTATGACGGAAAAACAAAACAGATTGTTTGATGCGCTGTTTAGAATGCACGAAATAGAAACAATTCAAGATATTCAGCAGCAATCAGGTGTGCAATTAGAGCCAACAGGGGCTTATGTACCTGATGACGAAATGAGCGCAAAGGTTTATTTTGAAATAGAAGATAAGTTACCAAAAGAGATAAGATTTGAAAAACTGCTTTCAACTACCCAAAAGCAAATACAGTTTGAAACGGTATTGAATAGAAAAACGCTATACGACTTGACTGTATTAAATTGCGGTGTAACTAAAATAGAGAGGGTAAGTCAAGGGGAATACACGGTAAGAAAATGTGTGCCTACAAATATGGTTTACAATTTCTTTATTAATGATACTGGTAAAAATGAATTATCTCAAATAGGTGAATTTTACGGATTAAAGGTTAAGGATTTCAGATGCAAATTTGGTAAGTCAGAAGACAGACCTGATGGGTTAACTGAAAAACAAATATTTGACCTTGCGAAAATATCAACCAATAAGAATATTGGGGTGTTTAATTATATGTGGAATGACAATTGGGCATTAACCACATACAACCAAAGCAGACCGTACGATGATAGTCAAATATTAGTTTTTGATTGCGATGTAAATTTTGAGGAAGAAGAATATTATGTTTCAAAAAAAGACAATTACGGCAAAGAAAATATTACTCTTAAAAAGAATGTTCCTTATCAAATAAAAAAGAAAGACGGCACTATAATCGAGCAACCGAAGCCGGGCAATGTAGAAATAATAAAGAAAAAAAAGAACACATGGATGCGTGGTGTTTATTGCCCGTATAGCGATGTAATGCTTTATTGGGGCAAAACTGATTTAATAATAACTCCATATACAAACGTAGCAACTCCCTTATCTGCCTACACAATTAATATTCCTAATAATGACGGGGAGTATGTGCCATCATTGTTTGAAAGGATTATGGAGCCGCTTAGAGAGTATCAAATTACCAAGCTAAAGAGGAAGCAGCTAATAGCGCAAATAAGACCGTCAGGCATCCGTATTGACGTTGAGAGTGCAAGAAACATTGATTTAGGTAATGGAGATACAATTGCATGGGAAGAAGTGTTAAGGATATTTAATCAGACAGGTACGGAAGTTTGGAGTAGCAAGGGATTAGACCCGTTGCAAAAAGAAGCGCCGGCTATTACAAATACAGCAGTAGATGATAGTGTAAGAAAGGTGATGGAACTTACCAATGTGTTAGCAGGAATTGTTGTAGAGATACGCCAATTAATAGGCGTTCCACAGTATCGGGATGGTAGCGATGTAGGTGATAGAACAAGTGGGGTATTGCAAGAGCAGCAAATGACAGCATCTTACAATGTGAGCGATTTTGTGTTAAATGCAAATAATCAATTGTGGGAAGAAACGTTTTATAAGTTATGCCTTCTTCATTGGAACGATATAGTAAAGCAAGAGCCTGAATCAAAAGATGATATGCTGAATACTCGTTTTGAAGTATCAGTAAAAATGAAATCAACAGATTATCAAAAGCAATTGCTTGAGGCAGATATTCAACGTTACAGCCAAATGCCGGATGCGGAAGGTAATCCTTCCATCACCCCAAAAGATGCAATGTTTCTTCGTGGAATAGAAAATGATAGGCTTGCAAGGTGGTACATGGTATCTATGTTTAATGAGAACAGGCGCAGGGCTGAAATGGATAAGTCAAAAAGAGAGCAAGCCAACATTCAATCACAGCAAGAATCATTGAAAATAAAAGGGGAAGAAGATGCTAAACTGCAAGCAGACGAATTGAAGCATAAAAAAGATTTAGCGGAATTTGAATCCTTGCAGAAAATAAAAGAGCAGATAGTAATTGGTAGTTTTGCAATAGCAGCAAAAGGTGAGGGAGCGAAAATGCCTGATTGGTTAATCCCGATTGTAACTCAATTAGTTCCTAATTTATCAATACCAATAGCACAAGAAAATAAACAGATGCAAGAGGCTTTGGCTATGCAAGCGCAACAAGAGCAGATGGCACAACAGCAACAAGAACCACCAATACAAGAAGCCGCTGAACCTATGCAAGAATCACCGCAACAAGAAATGGCAGAACCGCAACCAGTAATGGGATAATTTATGGAAGAAAACATACAGGACTTAAAGGATGAAATAGAAAAGTTAAAAAAACAAGTTGCTGTTGCAGAAGCAGCAAGAAGCATCTATGAAAATGGAGGCGCAAAGCTATATTATGCCCAACAGCGCAAAATGTCAGAAATGGCAAATGTGATGAATAAGTACAGTTTGGAAGGGTTGGATATGGCAAGTAAGTCGGATGCTACATTTGAAAGGGTTTTTAAACTGATTGAAAAAAGCGAATCTATATCTACTGCCGCCGCAGGATTAGGTACAGCAGCAGGCGTAACAGGAGATGAAAAGAAAGATACTGAAAGGAAGCCATTTAATGACAGAATAGCAGAAAGTAGGACTTAGTGAAAGAAAAAATAGAAATATATGGAACAAATGTAGTCCTACCTGAAAAACCAAAAGATGAGGATGCGCTTTATTATGGATTACCGAGGAATCAACAGAAATGGCGCAGAACACCACTTCCCGATTTTTTTGATAAGGTTGAATATGACAAACATGGCAATTTAATTTTAACGTCACAGCAAGAAGATTATGCTTCGGAAGAAGTAAGGAGGTGCAAAAATGGCGTATGGGCATGGATTGGAGAAAAGATGCGTTATATCCCAAAGCGTTATTATTTCTACTTGCAATACTACACACTTGAAGATGGCACTGCACCCGAATTTAGGGAAGCAGACAGGCTATACTATTTATTCTTTGAGCATTGGTTTGTAATACTTTGGTGTTTAGGTATAATCCGCATAAAAAAACGCCGTCAGGGTGCCTCTTCTCAATCTTGCTCCAATATACTTTACGAAGCCATTTTCTTTAAAAACTCAAACTGCGGTTTATTATCTAAAACAAAAGATGATAGCAAGGCTACATTTACCGAAATGGTAACGGCAGCGTATAGGCTATTGCCAGCATTCTTAAAGCCAAAACAGGTAAACAAAGAAGATAGCGTTACAGAACTTGTATTTGCTCATAAATCTCAAACTGTAAAAGCAGGAACAGCAGCCGGAGCAAAAGAAGAAGAAGGGCATAACTCAAAGATAAATTATAAAGCCCCTGTACTGAATGCGTATGATAGAGGAAGAATGAGTTATGTGCTTGGGGATGAATTTGGTAAGTTAGAAAAGGATGTGCCAGCATCAAGGTTGTTGGCTATTATTTCAAAGACACTTGTTAAGGGCGTAAAGCGTGTAGGCTGGATAGATATGCCATCTACGGTAAATGAAATGACGGCTGGTGGTGGTGCTGAATACAGAAAGATATGGGATAATGCAGACCAATTTAAACGAGCAATTACATTAAATAGAATTGTAAGGTTTTTTCAACCGGCTTATGAAGCATACGAAGGGTTTATTGATGAATTTGGAGATAGTGTTGTAAATGCGCCTACAGAAGAACAGTACGAATACTTAGTAAGTACATGGGTTAGGTATAATGAAGATGGCATTCAAATATCTGAACTTAATGAAGATGACATAAGATTAGGTTCAAAGTATTATGTTGAAGTAAAACGCAGGGATGGATTAACGGGAGTTGATTTAGAAGAAGAAACAAGGATGAATCCTTGTACCGAAGAAGAAGCATTTTTGTATGCAGGTGTTGGATGTGAGTACAATGCAGTTAATTTCCAAAATCAAATTAAATGGATAGAAGACCATCCTCAAGAATGCTTTTGGAGGCAAAGTAGGTTAGTACTTAAAAGGGAATCCATACCATCAATCGTTATAGGTAAGCCACCAAAAGATAATACGTCAGTAACCTATGTTGATGATGTGAAAGGTGGTTGGTTTATTCTTGAAGAACCAAGTAAAAAAAATGCGTTTTCAAATAGGTCGGGATATTTAGAGCCGCTTAATAAAATAGCTTACCAAATTGGAGTTGATACTACACAAGACAGAATAGCGGTAGCCGGTTCAAACCCTGCAATAACTGTGTTTAAAAAATCCTGCATAATTGATGGTGAAGAAACTGGACTTTACCCCGTAGCATTATGGATTTCTCCTACAAGGTTAGATATTCATTTTGATGAAGAAGTATTGAAGGCTTGTTTATTTTGGGGCTGTGAAGCAAATTATGAGATTGATAGAAGGACTGATTTTTATAGGTACTTCTGTAAGCAAAATTGTCAAAAATTTCTCACATGGACACCAAAGGTTATGATGAACCCATTGAAGCCTAATAAATTACCCGAATATGGCAGCAGGTCAGGCGACCCATTCCAATTAGCACAAATGCTACAGATAAGTAAATTATGGGCAGATGGGGATAATAATGAAGTTTATAATGGACATATACATAGGTGTAAACACAAAGGACTTATAGAGCAAGGTTTGCATTACAATCATCTTGACCGTACTAAAAGTGATTTATGGGTATCACTACAAATGGCACTTGTCCCTGTATTTGGAGAGATGCAAATACCAGCCTACATGAAGTCTGCAAGCCCAACTAAAATACTCCCCCAATACAAGATTAAAGTTTCTGCTTAGATTTTTCCTTTTCTATCTTTTCCTTAATTGCTCTATCTATAAACCTACACATAACTAAATCGTTTTTGCCTGAAAAAAGTTTAGCTAACTCATACGTTTCACGTAATATTTGAACGCTTACAATATGTAAATATGAATAATCATCTTTCGGAAAGCCTTTTGTACTCTTTTATAATATAATTAATCGTTTGTTGTTGAGAAAATTTGCCATTATCTTTTTTTATTTTTAATTCAGCCTGTAGAACAAGAACAAATTGCCTTACTTCTTTAGGCATTTCATATCGTATCATATATAGTTATTTAGTTACTGCAAGTTACTCTTATTTTTAATCAAAAGACAAAAATATTTACAAGTATTTGATATTTACATCAAATAAAAAATTCCCCATTAATATGGCTGACGAATTACAAGAACAACAAATACAGCAACCCGCAGTAAGCGCAGAAGTTGCTCAAATGATGGAGTTAAGTTTAAATGGCGGTATGCCTCAAACTCCGGCAGCAGAAGCGGTAATAGAAACGCCACCAGCAGAGCAAGAACAAATAATAGATGCCAATGAGTATCTTAAAACTACTCTTGGTTTTGACAGTTGGGAAGATGCTAAAACTCAAATTGAAAACTGGAAACAAAAGGCATCAGTACCGGAAGCATTCAAATTTGAAAATGAAGCAAGTGAAAAATTAGCGAAGGCTTTTTTATCCGGTAAGACAGATGAGGTTTATCAGTATTTGGATGAGCAAAGAAAACTGGATAAATACCTTTCAGCAGATGTGACAGAAGATTTGGCAGATGAGATTATAAAGATGGGCTTAAAAGTAAGCTACAAGGATTTAACGGATGCTGAAATAAATCACAAATTCAATAAGCAATATGGGCTTCCAAAAGAGCCAGTACTTGATATTTATGATGAAGATTCTGTAGAAAGACATAACGCATGGAAAGAGCAGGTAGCGGATATTAAAATGAGCAAAATAATTGATGCTAAACTCGCAAGACCACAACTTGAAACAGCAAAATCAAAATTAGTATTACCTGAATTAACGCCTACAGTTGACCAAGATTACATCCAATGGCAGAAACTAATGGAGGAAGAATCAAAATTGGAAGCGCAAATTTCAGAAGAATATAAATCCATCACTCCAAAAGATGTTGAGTTTAAAATGCTTTTTAATGATGAAGCCAATAAAATCGCATTTGAATTTCAGTACGAACCGGATGTTGAAGGTTTAAAAAAGTCCACAGATTTAGCGTCAAACATTGACAATTTATTAGGGTCTTACATATCAAACGGAAAATTTGATAAGCAAGCATTTCTGAAAGATATTCATTTCGGGAAAAATAAAGAAGCGATAGTTATGGCAGCTATGAATCAGGCGAAAAATGCAACTATAAAAGCATCGTTGCCGGATAATAATGCAGGGGGCGGCTTAAATAGGCAGCAACCAGCATTAGAGCAGGTAACAGAGTTGCAGAAACAGATGCAAAACTCATTAGCGCCGTTCCAAAGGAATTAGGTGAATTTTATCAAAATCTAAATTAAAAAATCATGCCTTCAGAAATAGTACGGGGTGCAACCGGTCAGCCGGGGTCGATTGCATATCCTTCCGGTATAACAACCGCAGTCTTCAATGACTTAAACTTTGTAATCCCTGATTACATTCCGGGTCTAATCGCAAAGTATGGCAACAGTTCATATATGCTTGCAATGGAAATATTGGGTAATACCAATGTGGAACAGGTAAACACAACTACCAATACATTCTCTCACTTTGAAAAAGGTCGTATTTATGGTTCAGGCTTAGTTGCAACTAATGTAACTGGCGTTACGGCTGGTGTCGCTCAAAACGTAACATTGAAAAGCCCTGAATCTTATAACAACGGTGCAACAGGCACTCAATCACCATTCTTGCTGAATCAAACAGTAAAAATTCGTTCCAATGGTCGTAAGGCTAAGGTGACAAATATTACCCGTACAACTGGTGCATTCGTTCTTGAATTGACACCTCTTGGGAACTATGCTTTGATTACAGGTACTTCCGGCACGCAGTTAAATGCTGGTGAAGGATTAGAAACTTACGGTAATCAGCTTGCAGGTGAATCTTCTGATTCTCAAGGTACACAACAGCAGAAACTTTATCGTTATGACAATACAGCAACCGTTTTACGTGCTTCCGTAAAAGCAAGCGATTTGGCTGGAATGAACAAAACGCAAATTGATTTTGGCAATGGTAATTTTTACGAACCATACCTTGCGGTTAAGGCAATGAACACTCAAATGATGATGAACATCGAGGATGCTGTAATGGAAGGTGTGCCAAATTCAAATATTTCAGGAACAAACGGCACAGTAGGTGTATTGCCTGATGTAACCGCAAGAGGTTCAGAAGTGGATTACATCACCGGCGCATTCGCTATTGGTGATTTCCAAAATCTCACAAATGTATTGGATGCAAATGGCGGCCCTCGTGAATATCATTTCTTACAAGATTTGTTACAACGTCAAGACATTAATAACCTGTTGTTTGGTATCTATAAAAATGGTGCGATTTCTTACGGGTCAGTAGGTTTTAGTCAGGAAGCGGCTACTTCTTATGGTTTTAGCGGTTTCTCTACTGATACGTTTGATTTTCATTTCCATCGTTATAAAGGATTTACTGCACAGGCTGTGTTTGGTTATGTGCCAACTCAAGGCGACTACAGGGCTAACTTCGGTTTCGCTGTACCACAGGGTATGACACAAGATGCAAAAGACAGCAGCACCCGTCCTTATATGCAGTGGGTTTACCAACAGAACCCTGATATTCCAGCCGGACAAAGGATTTACTCATGGGAACTTGGTTACACAAAAGCCACTAAAACAACAGAGGCTTCAAACAAGTATGAGCAGATTGCTTATGTAGGTTCAAGGGTAACAGCAGCAGAACAGTTCGCTATATTAAAAGGAATTGTTTCTTAATAAGTAAGTAATAACGGGAGTGTCAATTTCGGCACTCCCTAATTTTTAAATAAAATAAAATGGCAAAGGCAGACGCTTCAACTCTCGAAGCCCCTTTAAAAAAAGAGGGCAAAGGTACATTCTTACCGGATTTTAAATTTGATATTGGTAAGAAATATGTTTTTGAATTGGCATCAAAAAATTTGGAAAGAGATTTACCAGTTTTTGATATGGTCACAAAAAGACCAGCACCGCATAAAGAATTTCCTCCATACAGAAACATAGTTCTTACATCTCAAATTGTATGGGAAGGAGAAAGAAGAACATTGAGGTATTACGATGGTTGTACTACTCTTTTTGTAGATGAACAGCCAAAGGACAAGGAAATGATTGACCAGCTAATAAAGCAAAGTAAAAAAAGAGCTTTCATAGATGGCAAATTCAGTTGTTTTGGGGAGGATAGAATGTTGCTTATTTATCTTAATATTTGTAGCTGGAATACAGAAAGCGAATACAGGACAAGAACAGCAGAGGGTATATTTACCCCACAAAATCCTGATAAGAAAGCAGCAGCTAAATCAGAAAGGTTAGACTTGATTGAAGAAGCATTAGGATTGGCTAAAAATGCAAGCGTTTCTAAAATGTTTATGCACGCTAATTACTTAGGATTGCCTGATGTGGATTGGGATAGCGATAATAAACTCTCTGATAAAGAAATGAGGACTGCATATCGTGAAGAAGCGGCAAGAGACCCTAAAAGATTTATTGATTCATTTGGCAATAAGGCTATCGAAATAAAGTACTATATTACACAAGCATTGATGAATAGGGTTATCGGAAATAAAATGAACCCTAACAAAGTGTCTTGGTTGCAAAGTGGTAAAGAAATATGCGACATTTCAGGGCTTAAATCAGATGAAGCAATTGCACAGAAGTTGTTTGAGTTTAGCCAAACGGAAGATGGCGAAGAATTTAAAATACAATTGAAGGCTTTTAGTGAAAAGTAAGTAGCTAATTAATGATAATGTGAACAGCCTGTTTTTGTAATAAGAACAGGCTGTTTTTAAATAATGTAAATGAGTAAATGGCATATATATAAGGTAGAAAATCCACAAGGATTTGTATATATAGGGGCATCGAATGACATTTCTGCAAGGTTTAGGAATCATAAGGCTAAAACAAATCGTCATTCATTATTAAGTCAGTCGATAAAAATGTACGGGTACGAATCTCATGTATTTTCAATAATAGACATAGCTGAATCAAAAATAGAATCAGAATGCAAAGAAATGTTTTGGATTAGAACCTATATGTGTAATAGAAATAAATGGCCTGAAATGAATGGGCTTAATAAAACAGATGGCGGCGTTGGAGCTTATGGGCATACCGGGGCGTTCAAAGGTGTGAAAAAAACAAAAGAAATGTGTAATGCTATTTCAAGGGGCAAATTCAAAAAGGTATTTCAATACACACGGGATAATGTTCTTGTAAGGGAATATGAATCAGGATTGTCTGCTGCAAAAGAACATGGAGTTACAAATAAGGCAATTAGTAGAGCAGCATTAGGTAAAATAAAAACCTGTAAGGGATATATTTTTAGGTATGATTAACGTTAATTATTTATACCAATATACACTCGATTTGATTTTAAAGAATCAAGCAGGTGGATTAGGTAATGAACAATGGGAAAGGTATTGGAACGCAGAACAAAATGCTTACCAAGCCGACTTGTTGGGTAGGTGGCAAGCAAGGAATAATGGCAAAACAGGAATCAATACGGGGCTTATTCAGGATGAAACTATAATGCAAAAACTTGCACCATTTACATATCCCGGTTCTTTGACTATTGTAGCTGGTAATGCAGATAAGCCTACCGATTTCGTTTATAGGTTAGCATTTAGAGTGAATGGAGTTGATTGCTACAAGATAAACCACAATCAAATTGCAACCGTAAACGACAGCGTAATTGATGCGCCAAGCATAACTACTAATACATACTATTTTGTTGAGTATGAAGATTACTATTACATCTTGCCGCACACATTACCTACACAAACAATTACAACGGCAGAGTTAGACTACATAAAAACACCAATAGATGTAAAGTGGGGGTTCACTTATGATAACGATGGAAGGCAGGTTTACGATATTGGTAGCAGCGTTCAGCCTCAATGGTTGCCGGATGATTGCAGGGAAATATGTAAACGAGTTTTAAAGACAATAGGGGTTGCATTTAAGGATTCAGATTTTTCAAACTTTGGGGCTTCGGTACAAAATTCAGGAAATTAAAATATAAAAAAATGGGAAGTACACTCACTACAACTAATTTATTGGTTACTATTACAGAGGCTTTTACATCTAATGGTCAACCATTATCATACACTAACCAAGTAACATTTGCCGGAATAAAGCCAAATGATGCAAGGGTTATGTCAATACCATTTGCAAGCGAAATAACTGTAGTTGACTTTGCAGCAGCCGCAGCCGCAGGAACGTTTATAGCTGCCAATGTAAAATACATCCGAATAACAAATAAGGACGACACCAACTTTGTTCGTATAAGAGTTACGAAGTCAGGTAGTCAAACATTTGATGTTAAAATAAATCCCGGAACATCATTTATTTTAAGCAACGTAAAGGAAAGTGCAAATACTGGCGGTGGCGCATTTTCTGCTTTTGTAGATGCAGATAATATTTCTGCACAAGCAGATACAGCGGCAGTAGATATTGAGTACCTTGTAGCATCAATTTAATAAATGGCATCATTAATAGCATATAGCAAAAAGCAACTTATCCAAAGGATTCGTCAGCACATGGCTGATAATTTCCCTTCGTCAGAATTTGGTGCTACTACCAACGAAGTTCTTTTATATATTGACCAAGCATTAGCAACAACTATGATTGGTCAGGTTTGGCAGGGGGCTAAACTTGAAGGCAATATCGCCATGCCGGAAGCATACCTTACTACTTATCTTCTGCCGTCATTAGCACAAGACGATGCTACTGGTTATTGGTACACCACATTGCCACAGCCGCCGGTAAGTTTGCCATTGGGTTATAGCATTGATGATATTTACTTTGCTAAAAGTGGATATGGTAAAGGGCTTCCTGTATTTATGATTAAGCAAAAAAGAGTTTCGTATAGAAATAATATGCCAATGCCAATGGGAGTTCGAGCTTGGGTTGAAGGTAGTAAACTTACATTGGTTGCAAGCGATGGCAGTTCGTTATTAAATGAACCGTTATATGCAAGGATGGCATCTACAAGAACAAGTAGTTTAACTGATACAATGAATTTACCGGACGATGCACTTGAATCAATATTTATGAACGTAGTCGGCAAATTGAAAGATAGAATGCAAATACCAAAAGACATAATTGCTGATGATATTTCAGCAGGTAATAAATCAAGTTAAATTTATTTTATGGCAAAACCAGTAAAAAAAGAAGAAGTATTGGATGAACCAATTAATTCAGAAATTGAAGTTACGCCGGAAACAGATGAAGTAGTATTCCTTCGCAAATTGATGCAGATACAAGAAGATGGCGGGTGGGGCAGGCATTTACATTCAGTAATTAACGAAAGGATAAACAAATTAAAAGGTGAGTAGTTCTATAACGGCATATACTCCTTTGATTAGCATTTGTTCAATGGCATTGGATGAAATGGACAAAAGCGTTGCAGACCTTGACAAGTTATGGGTTTTAGGGCATAGGGCATACACAGATGTAACAGCAGATTTTGCGGGTCAGCCTATAACTGTAAGAATACCCAAACTACCCAACCAAACTGTTCCATTCCCTTCTAATTGCCGGTCATGGAGCAAAATAGGAATACTGGATGACAAGGGTCAAATAAATACATTAAGGATTAATAGCGCATTGACTACATTCAGAGATGATAATCCTAACAGATTGCAAGACCTTACCCCAAACATAAATAACAGCATAGGTAGTCAGGCATTAGTGCCATACTATTCTAATTTTTATTATGGCGGTGCAGTTTATCAGCTTTTTGGAGTAGGTAATGGAGTTATCACTTATGGGGATTGCAAAGTAGATGAAGTAAATAGGCTTGTGATTCTTGGTACAGAATTTAAGTATGATTCTATAATGTTCGAGTATTTGCCTTCACCGGAAACGGATTCAAATTTTCTTGTGCCAACCATTTTGCAGGAAGCAATAATAGCTTTTATAAAATGGAAACTAAAAACAGGCTCTTATCAAGAGTGGATAGGTGAATGCACTAAGGCAAGGAGAAGGATGCCAAACAAAAAGGTTGTATTGCAGACTATCAATCAAGTCATTCGTGAATCACAAGCAATGAAACTAAGGAGTTAATGGCAAGCACAACTAAAATATTGTTTAATGATTTCGTAGCTATAGAACGTGATTTAAATAACATCATACCAACTGATGAAGATGAGGTATTAAGTGGTACGGTAAAAGCTGTTTCTATATTTGTAACTCAAGTGTCAGAAGAAGATATTGTATTATACAAAAAAACATCTTCGTATTCGGAAGATGGTAATCCATTTGATTTAGCACATGAAAGTGATGTTTATTTAAGAAATCCAGTAGTAGATTTACCATAATGCAAGCGACACCACAAATAAAACAATTCAGCGGTTTTCTAAATACAGATGACAGCAATGAGGTTATAGGTGCATCGCATCATAAGATGGCTATCAATGGTCGTTTTAGGGGTATTGGTAATAATATGCGGTTTGAAAATGTAGAAGGAAATTCATTATTGCCTAATCCTTATTTGCCTGCTGGTAAAAATGAGTGTATTGGCGCTTACTTTGATGAAATAAACAAACGCATAATTTCATTTAATTACAATTCACTTGGGAATCACGCCATTTACCAACACAGTTTAATTACGGGTTTATGGCTTCGTATTATACAAGTAGGGTTTAATACATCAGGAGATATTTTAGCTTTTGATTTAGATAATCCAATATATGCAGTTAAGATTCTTTATGGTGATGCTATACAAGGAGATACTATTTATTGGAACAATTGCCAAAAAGAGCCTTGCCAAGTAAATATTGAGAGAGCTTTGGCTGGTGGGTACGGCAGCATAAAAAGAAGTTACATCAATGTAATAAAAGCACCATCTATAATGCCCCCTGCTGTTACTTATGAAAACGATTCTACTGTAACAGTAAATAATTTTAGAAGGCAACTATTGGTTTATAAAACAAGGTTTGTATATAGTAATCTTGATAAAAGCGTATGGAGTTCTATTAGCGAACTTCCATTGCCGATAAACTACATGGACACAGCTATTGATAAAGACCCAACAAAAAATTGCAGGGTAGCCGTAGTAGTCCAAACAGGAGATAACGATGTAGCAAAAATAGAAGTTGCGGCAGCTTTGAGTGAAGGCAATGTTTATGGAGATTTTTTTGAAATAGCGGTGCTTGATAAAACGGTATTATCAATTCCAAGCAATGACCTATATACATTTCGTTTTTATAATAATCAAGCATACATTCCAATTGACGTAGAAGAAAGTATTCAAGAGTTTGATTTAGTCCCATTGAAAGCCCTTGCACTTGAGATATTAAATGGTAATGTTCCTATTTATGGGGCTATAACAGAAGGGTATGATAAAACAGTAGTAGCTGCCACTTCTACATCAGGTAGTGAAACACAACAAACAACCCAATATCCTTATATATTTTTAGCTAATCAATCAGGAGATAGCGGTTTTGGGACAGGAGATATACATATAGTTGTGATAGGCACTATAACGCCGGGAGACCAATTTTTTGTAGTTACAAGTAATTTCACTTTAGGGTATTCGGGGTTAGTAGGCTCTACTGCTGATGTTATAAATGGGTTAGCCGCAATAGCTGTTTCGGATGGGTTTACTGTTGTGTCTTCTGATACAGAAAATCTTGTGATAAATAAAACAGGCGAATCGTTATTAAGGACTAATTCAGTTCCTTTATTTTTGCCTGTAACTGATTCTTTTGTTTACGATAGAAATTCAAGATATAATTATGTTATTGTTTATTTTGATGCAGCAGGAAGGACTATTGGTAGTTTGACAAGTGACGGGATGAATTTCCAAACTATTAATTATACTGAATCAACATTTATACCGAACATCCCAAAAATAGGATTTTCAATTAGCAGCCGCCCACCATTATATGCCGCATATTATCAAATTGCAAGAACTAAAAATCTGACTAAATTAAAGAAAATTGAGTGGGTTAGTGATAGGACTTATAAAGATGCAGATTTCGCTTATATAAGTATTGAAAGTTTAAATGTATTTATTGCACAAAACCCATCATCTAAATTCTTAGCATGGGATGTGTCTTCAAATGATAGAATAAGGTTTTATAAAGTTCTTAGCGGTAGCGTAAATACAGTTTATACTAATCAGGACTTTCAAATACAAAGTCAGGTATTTAATCCAACAATAAACGGCACTATTCATACAGGACAATTTATAAAGATTGCATTGCCTACAACAAGCGGAACATTTAATTTTGGGACTGTTGACTTCTTTAATTATTTTATTGAATTATATACACCTGCACAATCAGTGGCAAATGGTCTTGACTTTGATTATGAATTTGGTGTTAGATATGCTATTGGGAATCCCGGCACAGCAACTGCATTTCATCAGGGACAATTACAAAACCAAACACCAAACTTATCACAACCAGCTACATTTGAATTTACAAAAGGAGATTATTATTATAGGAATAGAGTAATAAATGCAGGTGATACCATTTCATATAGTTTAGGAGCGCAAACCTTATCTCCAAGTGATAGACTTGCTCAATCCTTAGTAAACCAAACTTTACCAAGCACTAATTACGCAGTAGCAGAAACGGTAACTCAAGGCACTTCTATAAATATTTACAGTTCTCCGGGATGGACAATAAATGTAAATACAGGCACTTACGTTTGGACGGTAAAAGGTACGATAAACTTGAGGGCTGTAACTACAACGTTTCAGAATTTCAGAATACAGCTTTATGTTGTTTATGGCACTACATCTGTGCTTTATCCATTAGGCAATCAAACGGGAGCGACCGCAGGTGATAACATAACATTTACAGTAAGCACATCTATAACAATGCCGCCAAATAGCAAATGTTTTTTGGTGATGGATTGCAGCCATTCGGCATTTAGACTTGATGTAGTTTCAGGTGACATAACTTATTCCGATGCTTCAAAGACTTTTACCATTGGTGTAGTTGACCCTAACTTTTCAGATTTTTTTCAAAGTGCAGTAAATTCAAATGGTCGTCCGTGGATTGTTGATTCTAACGCAGCGCAAGTATTTAATCCCACATTAATGAGATGGGGACTTGCATACCAGCCTAATACAAACATTAATCAAACCAATAGGTTTAAGCCTTTAAATTTCAATGAAATTGACAGGTCGAAAGGAAAGATACAAGTGTATAAGGTAAGAGAAAATATCCTTAGAATAATACAAGAACGAGGGTGTGGTAAAATGGGCATCTATGCCAAGTATCTACAAGATACAAATGGGAAACAAGTAGTAACAACAACCGATGACATAATAACTAAAAACAATATTGATTATTATGAAGGAGTGTTTGGAGTAGGGAATCAACCTACAGGTTTCGTTAGCGGTAAAAATCAAGATTATTTCATAGACCCAGTTCGAGGGTATCAATTAAGGTTAAGTAATGATGGATTAAGCCCCATAAGTGAAATATATAAAGGGCAATTTTTTATTCAACCTTTATTCATACCGTATAACGACCCGTATCAAAGGGCTACGGGTGGGTATTCTAAAATACTTGGATATTATAATTATGCAGAAGAAGAATGTGTAATGTCATTGCAAAGCGGTACTTACAATGGTAAATCTATCGAAAACTATACATTCTCATTCAACGAAAAACGTAATTCATATTGCTCATTTTTTGACTTTAATCCTGAATGGATAATTAGCGCAGAAGATATAACCTATAGCTGGAAAAATGGGCAAATGTGGGTTCATAATAACAAGATTGATTACACTTCTTTTTATGGAACAAAATACAACCCATCTATACTAATTGTATTTAATGATAAGGTTGGATTGAAAAAAACGCCATTAGCAATAGGGTATCAATCAAATGTATTGTGGACGGCACCGGAGAACGGAGATATATTGACAAGTCAGCCAAATTCACAAACAGGAATGCCGCAAATAAGTAAGCTAAAAGACTTCAATTTCTCAATAATAGAAGGTGAGTATATCGCATCTTTGCAAAGGGATATAAACAGCAGAGCGAACCCATTGGACGCATGGTATAATGGAGATTATTTGAAAGGAGTTTGGATGCAAATAAAACTTACTTATCATGGTAATGATTTTGCGTATCTTTATTTGCCATATATGAAGTATGAGGTTTCAAATCCTAATTTTTGATAAATACAATTTAAAAGGAGGCATATTATGGGATTAGAATCATTAATAGGAGCGGCAGCAGGCGGCACGCCGTGGGGTGCTATTGCTACCGGAATAGGTGGACTTACAAAGCTATTTGGCGGAAATAGTCAAAAGAGAGAAGGGAGAAGGTTGCTTAAAGAGATAGGCGATTCCCCTGATGAAGCAGTTCCAAATGAAGTTCTGCAAAATCAACGTATGGCTACTTTAAGAGCCGCTACAGGACTTCCATCAGAGCAGTATAACCAAGCTATGAAGAACCTGCAAAGGCAGCAATTAATGGCTTTGCGTGGCGCAAGCGACAGGCGTGGTGGATTATCTTTGTTGGCAGGTAATCAACAAGCGTATAATGATGCTTTATTGAACCTTGACGTAGCTAATGCAAAAGCAAGAATTAATAATGAGAATACCCTTTATAAAATAAACCAAAACGTAGCAGGATGGAAAGATAAGGTTTGGGGTAATAATGTAAGGGATAAGTGGAACAGGAAATACAAATACGGCATGAGTTTATTAGGTGCGGGTAATCAAAACGCTTCAAATGGAACAGACCAATTACTTGCCGGTGGAGTATCTGCATTAAGTGGGTTAAAGTTCGGAGGCAAAAAGAAAGCCCCGTCAGGAGATTTTGTAGATAGGACGGATTTTGATATATTCCAATAAATAAGGCATTCATAATGAGTTACAATCCCAATCAAAAAATACAGGCTCCATTCGGTGATATTTACAGCATTGGCTCTCCTTATTTGGATAAGCTATCAGATAGGCTATACCAAGAAGATAGGCAAAAAAAGCAGCAAGAAGTGAAAAGTGCTAAAATGCTTGACGATGAGTTTGCTAAAAATATGGCAGGCATAAGGGATGCTGATATTCCTGATTTAACAAAGGCTTACGGGGATTGGAAATTGGCTAATCAGGTTCTTATGAAGAAAGGCAATGCTACACCGGAAGAACAATTAGCAGTTTTAAAAAAGAAGGCTGATATGTACAATGTGCTTTCAAAAAGTAAAGCGCAAAGAGAGGCAGAGAAAGCGCAAGGAACAGATGTGATGAAGAACCCAAATAGGTATGTAAAAGATGCTCATGGGCAACTTATCAATATAATGAAAGTGCCTGTAAGTAAACTTGGAGATGTAGACCCATTTGAGCCTTTAAAATATAAAGGCAATGCTACCAATTTTGCACCATTAATAAAGGCTGCCGTTGGAACTCCAAAGGATATGGAGGATGAAATAATTGTTAATCCAAATGGACTACAAAAAGAAGTTACAAAAGTAAAGAGGGTTAATAACGCAAACGAATACTTTGATGCAATAAGGAGTGGAATTGTTGGAAGTCAAGGGAGTGATGATTTTCTAAGGACATTTAGTAACATATCACCTGATTCGTATAAACTTGTAGAAGACCAGTACAATCAAATGATGGCTGACCCTGTGATGGCTAAAAGGTTTGGCAACCCAAAACCATTACCACCAACAGATAATTTAACTGATACTGAAAAAGTAGCTAAGTACATGGCTATGCAACACGCATTAGTTAATCATCCAATTACACAAGTAGGAAAGGTACTAACTGATGCGGGCGCAATTCAGAAAGCTAAAAACGCAGAATGGGATAGGAGAAATAGGATTACGTTTGGTCAAAGTATGCAAAAAATAGCCGCAAATAAAGCAGCCGGTCTTGCACCACCTGAAACGGGTTATCTTTCAGATAGTGTAGCAGATGAAGTAGGAGAAAATGTAGAATTGCCAACACCTATTGCAAATGCTATTGGATTAGCCCCCGGTACAAAAGTAAAATTAGTTTATGCAGATAAAGTTGACCCTGTAAGATTGGATTTAATAAGGGCGAGAGATTTGTCTAAACGTCAAACGGGAGTAGAGGGCATAATGATACCTCAACCAAATGGCACAGATAGGGAAGCGTTTGTTGTAAACTTAGGTACAGGTGATTGGGTTGGAAAAGGTGGCGAGCCAATAAGCCGTGAAAGAGTTAAGGATGATTATATCAATAAGAACTCCGGTTCAAAACTTAAATCACAAATGAATACAAAGGCAAGTGAAAATACAAAAGGTGCTGCACAAAAAGAAATGACACTTGCAGAAAAAATGAAAGCTGCTAAAAAACAAAAGTAAATGGACGAGAAGCAAATACAATTCTTATTTGATAACTATGCTAAAGGCAAAGGGTTTAAGGATATTAATGAGTTCCGTTCATTAATGGGAGATGAAGGTAGCAGAAAGATTTTCTTTGATGATAGCAATAAAGAGTTAGGATTTAAAGACTATAATGACTTTGAAGAAACTATTGGTGTAAAAAAAAAGCCAAGTTCAAACAATGGTGCTACACCTTTGGAAGCTGGCTCATCCGTTACTCCAAATCTTGAAACAGAAATACCATTAGTAAGTTTAGAAGATAATGAAAAGACTAATCCAATAGACTTAGCCTTACAGTACAATGAACTTAAAAATAAAACTGTAGAAGGTGTACAAGGGGGAAGTACTTACGCAATGGGTTCTACATCTGCAATACCCGATGACAATTCAATAAAGCAAGCCAACGATTTAAAAGAGTTTTTGAAAATAAACAGAGGTGTTGATGCTGATGAATTATATAAGGAAACGAAAGACCTTACTCCAAATGATTATGGTAGAAAAGGGTTTTCAAAAGAAGAACTACTTGCAGACAGAGAGGAAAACAATCAGCATTATCAAAGGAAAATAGCAAGATTAAAATGGCAGTCAGGCTTAGAGAAATCTTTAGCTGACCACTTAGTAAATGGGGATATTAAAAAGGAAGATTATGATGCTATAAATGGTGCAATTCAATCTTCATTAAAAAATGCTGATGTTGGTGATTTTGAACAACGTAGAAAAAATATAGCAACTATATCTAATGCTATAATGAATTTCGGTGGGGCTGATAAAGATAATCTTCTTAAAAACTATGCAGTAGAAGTAGGTAAAGTGTATGGAAACTCATACAAAACAGGAGGCGTTAAAATACAAGAAGGTAGCCCTGAAAGTAAATACTTAACAGACCCCAATGAGGAATTGGGGTATCAGTATATCAAAGACGTTGCGCCTGATAAAGCTGCACAATACGAAAGGTTATTCATCGACCCTAAATCATTGAAGAATGACCCTGACGCATTAAAAGGTTATAATCATCTAAAACAAACTTTGGAAGAAACAGGAATTGCATTACAGCAAAATGCAGTAAGTGAAGACCTTAATAATCTATCAAGGATTGCGACTAAGAATGGGGGTTTAAGTGAAGAACAAGTTAAACAAGCAGAAGAATTACAAAAAAAGAACGATGAACTTGCAAAAGCAAGAAATGAGTTAGATAGCAAATATCCTGAAAGAGTTACAGATAAAATAGATGATGCTACCAATGAGATATTGGGCAATCGTTTGGGATGGGGAAGTTATGCAGCAGGCAAAGCTGGGTTAGCATTTAAAAATACAGGGCAAGGAATATGGGAAGCCGTTAGTTCACCATTTATGAGTGACGAAAGCAATAAGGTTCGTGAACTTGCAATAATGGGAGAACAAGGTTTTGACGAAAACGTGTACAGAAAATCAGATGCAGATAAATCATATCAAACTGACAGGTTAGTAATACAGCCTGAACTACAAAAACAAATTGATGTAATTGTAAATGATAAAACACTAACAAGAGAGCAAAAAGAACAGAAGTTATATCCGTTATTGAAAAACAATACAGATAAGTTTGGTAGAGTTCCAATAGCAGGTGGTAAATTCAATATTAATCCTTCGTCTATACTTTATGGAGTTACTGATATTGGGGCTGCTATATTACCTTTCGTGGCAGCAGAAGTTGGTACGGCAGGTTTAGGTGGTACAGGTGCAGGGGCAACATTTTTACGGACATTTACAGCAGCGGCAGCAACTACGTTCCATGATGAGTATGCGAGTGCAATAGCGGCAGGGAAACCACAATCAGAAGCATACAAAATGGCTATGCTTAGTACTGCTATAAGTTCAGCAGCAATGGCAGGTGCAGGCACAGCAGGCAAGGTAAGAGAAATGATAGGCGGCAATACATCCGCAGGTCAACTCCTGAAAGGTATGAGTGATGAAGCTATTGAAGCTGTTATTCAAAAAGGCACACCGAAAGGATTAAAAGCGGTTGGTAGTGCTATAAAAGAAAGAATAAAAGCTACTCCAAAAATGTTGTTGGAAGGGGCTAAAACCGGAGCGCAATTTGAAGGCGCAATGACAGCAGCAAATGAATTGAAAGCGCAAATAAATAATACTCCAATTGATAGAGAACAAGCGTTCAAGCAATCATTATTGAATATTGCCAACTTTGGTTTTTTAGGCTTATTAGGTCACGTTGGCTATAAGTCACCAACAGAAATGCAGAAAAGTACAATACTTGACTTTGGTAGTAAGCCGGAAGAATTTAGGGCTACTCTTGAAAAGATGAAAGGTCAACTTTCACCAAAAGAATATGAACATAGATTAGACTTAATTGACAGGTCAGAAGAAGCAGTAAAAACACTACCAAAGTCAAACGCAAAGGGCAAAGAGCTTTCATCGAAAGAAAAAGGCGAATACTTGTATAATACTGTTATAAAAAACGAAGCTAATAAATCTAAATCAACTCTGCCACCAAAGCAAGCAGCCGAAGCAGAACATACAGCGATGGTAGCTGATAATAAGAATGACATTATATTATCGAACCCAACAGACAAGCAATTAGAATCCCAGCAATCATCACTTGAAAAGAAACTTGAACCAAAGAAAGATGCAGAAGGTAAAATAATAGAGTTACCCGAAAAAGAAAAAGCATCCCTTGAAGCAGAACTTGAAGCAGTAAAGCAAACCATTGAGGCAAGAAAAAAAGAAGTTCCTGAAACTCCAAAAGAAGAAAGTGGCATTACAGTTCAAGAACCAATGAATATTCCTGAACCAACAACAATAAAAGTAGAAAATGAACCTATCAAAGAACCAGCATCATCTACTACTGTAAGTAGTGAAGGGGTATCTGGTAGTGCATTGAAAGATGTGGAGGACTTTGAAATTATTGGCCGACCTTCTTTAGAAAAGAAAATAAATAGCATTGGCGAAGCACCGAATTTAGAACAGATTAGAGGGGAAGATGTAGCCAAACAAAAGAAAGAGCATGACGATAAAATGGCTATTGTTGATAAAGTAAAAGGAATGTCTGAAAAAGAATATCAACAATATTATAATGAAACTAATCCAGACAATTTGCCATCACATCCATTAGGATTACGGGGGACAAAACAAGCAACTTTAGCACAATTTGAGGGTGAGTTTAAGCCCACTGATTATGAGGTATCCGATGCTAAAAAGAAACATGGCGAAAAAATACTGGATGCAATAGGCTCTATTGACAATGTTACAGAACACCTTACAGAAAAAAATCAACTTACACCGGAAAAACAAAACGCTTTATCCAATCAGCGCAAAAAATTAGAAAAACAATTAAATGACATAGGGATTGAATTATACTCACCAAAGAAAAATGCACCATTAGAAATAGGGAAAGTAAAAGTAGTTGAATCAGATAAAAGCGGCAGCGATAATGTTGTAGAAGTAGTGCGTTTAGGATTAATAGATAAAAAAACAGGGCAAGTAATAAAAGAAGCAGAAGTTATAACTGGCAAAGCCCCCACCCAATACACAGAAGCAGCAACACCAAAGCCTACTGTAAGTAGTGAAGTGAAAAGTAGTGGTGTAGGAGGAGATGTGAAAGAGCTAAATTCTTTAGGTGCGGATATTGCGTTCGATAAGCCACAAAGAAAAGATTATGGAGATGGGGAGAAAGGCGACTTAGAATACGCAAATGCCAATATTGAACACAATAAAAAAGTTGATGAAATTATTGGAGGATTGACACAAGAAGGAACTTTACGGGATAATCAAGGGGGAGAGTATTTGGTTACTATAACAAGTCAAGGCGTAAGGGTTGTCAATAAAATGCCAGATGGGACAGAGGGTAGCGATATTTCTTATAGGAAAGGTAAAAGAATTACAGCTAATACACCATTTACAAACGGCTTTTCATTTAAACCAAAAGAGCAATCCATACCCACCCAAGAAGTAAAGATGGAACAACCTACTGTATCTGAAAAAAACAAAACCATACAGAATGAACCTATCAAAGAAGGAGTTGAAAGCAATGAACCTATCACCTCAAAAGAAAGCATCCCTACAGAAGCAAGCACTGTTGAAAGTAGCAGCGAAGCAAAATCGGGAGAAGGTGGCGGCGGCAAAAAGCCACCAGTAGATACAAAACAATTGTTTGGAGAAGGCGAAGAAGCAGGTAAAAATAAGAAAGAGTTTGATAAAATGACTTCGTCCATTCCTAATAGTGGTGAAGTTAAAAAATACCTTAGTGGAGATACGATTAAAAAATATGAAAAAGATAGCGAAGGCAATCCTGTAGAATTAAGGAATAATCAAGAAATAACAGCACAAGAATTAGAGCCTGCATTAAAGCATGGTTTAGATACGATTGAAAAAGCAAAAGAAGTCTTTGGTGATGACTATGTAAATAAAACACTTGATTATATTGAGGCTGAAAATTTAAGCCCTGAAAATAAAGCATTGCTATATGTTAGCCTTGAAAATGAAATCGCTAAAAGACTTCAATCCGACCCTCAAAATGTAGGGTTAAAAAAGTTGCAGGATTTAGTAAGGGAAAAGTCACAAGCGTATCTTAGAAGTAACTCCCTTGCAATAAACATGGGTAGGCTAAGAAAGTTTGCAGAAACAGGTTACGATATTACAAAGGTTACTGATAGGTTTTTTTCTCCAAAAGAGGTAGAGCAAAAAAGTGCTGTAGAAAAATTGGTTCAGGCTGATGCTGAAACTATTCAAAAAGAATCCGAAGAACAAGTTCAGAAAATGTCAGCAGAAGGCATGACACCTGAAATTGAAAAATTAGTAAATGAGGGAGTAGAGAAAGAAATAAATAAAATTTACGATAAACTACCAAAAGACAAGAAGCGTGGTATTGATAAAGCTATTGCTGCATTAGAAAAGTTTCAAAAGTCGTATAAGGGTAAGGCTTACGATGCTACAGGGGCTATTCCATTGGCTATTGTAGATGCAGGTATTACGGCTATAAAACTTGGTTTGAAAGCAGGTGCTAAGATAGCAGATGCTATTGAACTTGGTGTAAATAAAATAAAAGAGAAGTGGGGTAAGGAATGGGAGAAAGAAGCCGACTTTAGAAAGGATATGGCTGAATTGTTTAAAGAAGAAGAAAAACTCATAGAGCCAAAAGAGTTTACTAAAAAGGCTTTGATACAACAAGGTTTTGGAAAGCAGATTAATGTAAAAACAAAAGAAGGCGTTGAGAAAAGAGAAGTCCTTGATTGGAAGAAACTTGCAGGTGAAGAAGGTAGCGTTGATAAGATAAGCGCAAATGTAGCAAAGTCATTAGCTACCACTGCTATGTCAGCAGAGCAAATAAATGCCATGTCTGATGCCTTTATAAAAGAATATACTGATTTAAGGGCTTCCGTAGTTGAGAAAGGATTGAATGAGATAGCAGCAAGAAATAAAACGGTAGTAACTCCCGACCAAAAAAGTGCAGCTAAGAAGTTAGCAGAAATGTATAATTACGGGCTATTTGATAAAGACCTTGCAGAATACCAAACAGTACTTGCTAAAACTATTGGTGTAGATAAATTGAATCCTGAAAGACTTAAAGAAGTAATTCAGTTAGGAGATGCCATGTCTAAACTTATGTCAAGTAAGTTTCAAGGTAAGCAATTGACCGAAACGGAACTAAGAACAGCAGTCCAGCGTATTGAGGAATTAATGCGTAGTATATTAAATGCAGAAGCAAATGAGCATGGTAGTACGGCATTGAAGTTAGCAGATGGTGTACAGACCTACATGGACTTGGCACAACGTATGACGTTGAATAGTTTAAAGCAAGCCGCTGAAAATCCATTGTCAGGTAAATTGGAAGATTTATTTAACACCATTGGATATGCAGGTTCAATTCCAAAAGTCCTGAATAAAGACGCAAGCAAAATGGCTCGTCAGATTTACAAGGAAATGGTGTTGGAGAAAGGTTCGGGTTATGGTAATATACAATCTACATTCGTAAACAGGGGTAATGTAGAAATGATGGTTGATAAAATGAGTGATAACCAAGTAGTGCAAGGCATAATGTCAACTGCCATTGGCAAAACAACATTGGATGCAGTAGATAGTATGTTCAAGATGAAAATTACTCAACAGAAATTTGTTTATAATCTCATTCAGGTATTAACAAAAGACAGAATGATTGATGGTAAGGTGCAAAAGGGAATGAGTAAACAAGAAGCGCAAAACTATGTAGCTGAAAAACTAACGGGACAATCATTCAAGGAAGCACAACAAACTGCAAAAGATATAATCGCAAATATAAATGAAAGTGCAGGTAAAAAGATATTCAATGATAGCCCTTTATTCGTAGATAGGTTGGCACATGATATTGTTACAGCAGCATTAGTGAATGGTGAAAAAATAAGTGCTGATATGGTTAAGGCTTCATACAATGCAGCATATAAAGCAGCAGGCAGGGGATTAGGTCACGTAGCAAATAATATAATCTCAAGGCAGGTAGGTTCTGTAACAGGCGAACTTGAAAGCAGGTACAAAGAGCAAGTTAAAGACAAGGATTACCGTAGCGCAGCACTCACAAGGTTAGAGGCAATGTTCTTTAGGAATATAGCTAATCCATTTGTGGGCGGCGGCTCGAATTGGGTTGTGTTAAAAGCTGAAAAAACAGGATTGGGCTTATTGAGTGGTATTGCATCAATGTATAAATACAGGAATAGTTCTAAGATTGATTTAATGAGTGAAGCTGGCTCAAAGAATTTAGAGAAGGCAATGTATGAGCAAATGAAAACGAGGGATAAATTGATAAGGGGTGCGGTTGGTGGTGCTGCCACAGCACTAACTGCATTGGCATTTTTAGGAATAGCAAGCACAGATGAATACCGCAAATGGAGAAACAAAAATATGTGGGCTGCTAAGTATTTGGATATGGTTACTCCTGAAATAATATTGGGGTCAATGGCGAAAGACAATGGCAAATTGCCTAAATATTTTGAAAATGCAGTTAATAAAAATGATTCATACGATAAGTCAAAACAAGCATTAAAAACTGCATATACATATATAGCAGAAGGGTTAAAAAAAGGCAACACGGAATTAGGTAAACTTGCTGGCAGCACTATAGGCTCTCCCGTTCCGTGGAGATTAGTAAGGGATGGTGACCAATTATGGACAGGCATAACAGGTGGTGAGCCATACAAGGTAAACAGCGATAAGCCTGAAACGTTTGTGCAGGGATATTTAAAAGCAGGGATGTTGGATTATATGGGCTATGCGCCACACCCTGAAAGTGTGCTATCAAAAGAATCAAAAGACCTGTTACAAAAGAATGAAATAAAAATAAAAGAGCCGGATAAGACTTATGTGAAAGATGGAGTAGAAGTAGAGATGACCGATAAAGAATTTAAAGAGTTTACAGATAGGCGTGATGAAAGAATACAAGATGCGTTAAGGCAGTTGAAAAAAAATGGCGTAAATGAAGGCGGCAATGAAAAAGATGCAATAAAAGAGGCTATATCGGAAGCTACAGAAACAGCAAAACAAGAATTGTTTGGTTTTGGTCAAAAAACGCCCGAAAATCCATCTTTTATTAAAGGTTATAAGCCAATGCCATTCCAAAAGAAAAACGACTAAAAAAGAACACCTATATATCGAATATTATTTTTACATTTGACAAACTAAAATACTGTGGCACTCAATCCAAATTTTTCAACATCGCAGAGTTTAGGCACTCCGTCCAATATTAGATTTTTGGACACATCTACTGGAACTGATAATACATTGACAGCCCGTAAGATATTCGTTAGGCTTTTTAATGGTAATTATTTAACGGCAGGCAACGTTCAGAATACTACACGTACAGCTATAGATTGGGATATAAACGATACTTCTATTACAGTAGATTTGATAGCATACTCGACCACAGCAACGGTTACAGTTGAGTGGCTTGCCGGTAGCACGATAGTTTATACAAAGACGCTATACGCCGAATGTTGGGATTTGTATGAGTATCTTTTTGGATTAGAGTTATTGCAATCTCAAACAGCTACCCCAAGTATAGTCCAAGATACCAACTACTATAGTAATTACTTTATGTTTATTACGAACATTTGGAACGCCGAAACAGCAGCAACTTATGGTAGTGATATTTATAGTTCACAAGCGGCATTATTGAGGAATTTATATTTGCAAAACAATTCAGATAATTTATTTTAATGCCGACAACAGCAGAAATACTTACGTTAGCACCGGCAGCAAGCTACCTTGCAGCAGAATCTATTGCAAAGGGGCAAATGTACCCACGCAATAAGTTAAACCCAATACTACCACAACAGATATACGCTGCCTATTTTATTCTGAATAAGATTTATACATTAGACCCAACTTATCCCGGCATAGACCCATGCGCTCAATACCTATGGGAATTAATGGGAAGGTGGGGTATAGCAGCACAAGGCATAACAGGTGGTGGCGGTTCAATCCCATCTCCAACGCCAAGCAATCAAGGCATCTATCCATTCGTAATAACAAGTGCAGACTTTGAAGATGATGGAGTAAGCTATAACAATCCAAACATAGTAGGAGATAACTTAGAACTATTCCCTAATCAACTTAATCAACAGTTTTGGTATGCAGGACAAGGTCTGTTCGTTTACAGCAGCAGCGGCATAATTATTACGTATCCGGGCTTCGATGCGAATACTCAAGATTGGACGATAAGGATAGACCAAGTTTTTGGGAATGGCATACCACCGGCAGCAACAAGCAATATTATATCTGAAACAAGCAATAATCTAATAACTGAAACGGGCAATAATATTATTTTAGAATAATAAAAACTTAATTATATGGCAGACGAAAAATTTTCGGAATTTACAACAGCAACGTCATTGGATGGGACTGAAACATTGGTTGGCTTGCAAGCCGGAGATAATGCTCAATTCCCTATTACATTTTTACCAATTACTGTAAAGGTATCTTTGTCAAGTGCTGAAATACTGCAACTTTTTACTACACCTAAAACCTTAATTGCTGCACCGGGGGCTGGTTTTGTGATAAAGCCTATTAATCAAATGGCTAAAAATAATTATGGTACATTAACTTATTCAGGCAACAATATGCTTACATCATTGGGTGGAAGTTCTGTTTTCTCTACAGGGGTTTACACATTGGGAAATGATGGGTTTGATTTAAAGAGTGCAGCAGGGTTTACCACATCAACCGATTTAGAAAATCTACCATTGATAGCCACTATATCAAGTTCAAATCCCATAACAGGTGATGGTACTGTTGATTTGTATATAACTTACTGTATAATTTCTTTGTAATGAAATACATTTTAATAATCGTAATATGTCTTATAGGGCTTGCAACCAAAGCGCAAGTTCAAAAACAAGGCAGAAGCAACTTCCCTACAGTAGTAGATAGTAGTTTGGCTATTGGTAAGAATTTTATATTGCCAGTTTTTAGGTCATTTTCGCAGTTGGCGACTTATACCAATCTTGATTCGAGTGGGCGTTTAGTATTCATAAGAGATAGTAATGCTGTGTTCTATAGGACTAATGCTCATACATGGGCTAAATTGTCAACAGGAAGTGGTGGTGGTTCGGTAGCATGGGGAAGCATAACAGGTACGCTAAGTAATCAAACAGACTTACAAACTGCATTGGATAGTAAAGTTGATTATGTTTTTACAGTTGGTGGGGATAGTTTGTATAATCATTATGCAACAGGAGAGATACAATTTATTGGCATATTCTCATCAAATGCTCCAAATTTAGCTGATGGATTAATATTTGTTCAAAACATAACGCTATCAGATACTACAGTTACTATTGTTCCTGATATTGTTTGGAGAAGAAGCAATGTTAATGACACTCAATTTGTGGCATCTGTATTCCAAATTAAGAAAGCAGATAGTGGGTATAGCAGGTTTGATTTAATATACATTGATAGCCTGAATGTGATAAGGGCTATTCGTGGTATTCAAGATACAGCAATAGCCCTGCCTCCTGCAATGCCCCCACATGGTATTCAGGTTACGATAGTTTCAATTGTTGGTGATGTAGTTCAACAGCCAGTACCTTCTATAAGCACTAACTATTGGTCGCCCGATGGCAATAACATACCAAGTGGTAATGCTTATTTAGGTTTGTTAAATAACAGGTCTGTAAACTTTATGACAGGGGGCTTGATAAGAACAACTATTGATACAGCAGGTCAAATGAGATTTCCTTTAGTAAACAACGGAAACTATCCACACGCTTTAACTTTTTATAATAATGCAGATGCTACACTCCCATCATTTAACCTTGACTTAAATTCTTCTTATGGAGAAATTTCTTTAAGTGCAAATAATACGGGGTACTTGAACGCACTTAGAATTAAAAAAGCAAACGGTACTGATAGCATAGTTGGTGGTGCTTATTCAGATATGGTTCTTCAAGATTATGGGAAGCTAACATACAAATCAACTTCATCGCAAAATACAACATTCGATGTTTTTAGTGGAAATGTACCACAAGCAATAATAGGAAGTGCAGCACGACCCGGAACAAGGTTTGGTGATAGTACTTATCATGGTGCGGGTTTGGAAGTTAATTATACAGATAGGGGATTTCTGCCGCCAAGATTAACAGGGGTGCAAATGAACGCAATATCCTCACCTGCTACGGGGACTGTGGTTTACAATACAGATAGTTTGGGGCTTTGTTTTTTCAATGGAAGTGTATGGGCAAAGATTGGCTCAAGTAGCGGTGGTGGTTCAACAGGTGATACCTTATTTGTAAGAACACCATTAAAAGTAAACAGCACTAACGATACTCTCTACATGAACCAAGTAAGCGATGTAGATAGTGGATGGGTAAGCCCTGACCAAAAAGCATTTTGGGATGCAGGTGGTAATTCATGGAGTTTAGAAGGCAATGCAGGTACAGACCCTATCATTAATTTTATAGGAACTACAGATGCACAACCGCTTTATTTAAGGGTAAATGATGATACTTCGGCTAAGTTTGGAGTTGATTATAATATTTCGTTAGGTCATAATTCATCTGCTACAGGTGTAGGCTCATTTGCTGCCGGATTTGCGGCTGTTGCAAGCGGGGACGTATCAACGGCATTAGGTGGAAGTTCCGCTCTTGGCAATAGTTCTTTTGCTGCGGGTTCAGGGAATTTTTCAAATGGCACTGCGTCTTTTACCGCTGGGGACAATAACTTGGCAACTGCTGATTACTCTATTGCAATCAATAGGTTTAATGAAACGATTGGCGAGTATTCAACAGCTATGGGTCTTAAAAATGTATTTGCAAGTAAGTATGGGTTAGTAATAGGCAGGGCAAATGATTCAACCGGACAAGCCGCAAATGATACATCTGTTTTATTCCAAATAGGCAACGGATACGCAACGCCGGAAGGCGATGTACAAATACCGTCAAATATTCTTACGGCTACATTTACCGGCGTAGGTATAGGTACTACTACGCCAATAGCAAAACTTCATATAGCTTCAACAGATACTTTTGCATTAGTAGTTACAGG